GCATCAGGGGTGTCTTTATCCAACCAACGGAAAATTTTCTGGGTATTACGGGCCAGGGCTTCCGGATGACTGTCGTCATACAGTTCCGGGAACGTCATCCCCAGTTCGAAATAAGTCCGGGCTATTTCAGCTGCAGGAACTTTCTCACCATCAGGATAGGCCCAGGCATTCATCGCCATGCGGATGTGCTCATGCTTGATTTTCATGAATCAGCTCCCTGAACAGATTGCGTGTTAGGCTGATACTCAACAGGCAAACCATCGGTTGGGTTAGGGTATTTATCAGGGCGCAATTCATGCGGCGTCACTCCCCAACCAAGAGCCACACATGCAGGAATAACCTCCTCCGCAGGAACTCGTTTTTTAAACCAGCCACTTATAGTTTGTGGCGTTTTTCCAAGACGACGCCCTAATTCAGATTGGCTCATTATCGACAGGATTTTCACTTGAGTACTTTTTTGCATGTTTCCCTCCAAGCTTTACAATGGCATTGATGATTACAAATTTAATTTTAAATTTCAACTTCTATTTGTAATGCCGCTTATCAATTTTTTCTGTAGGATCGCGGGATTAGTTTACGAGGGGTGGTGATGATCTTTGTAAAACGCCTTCAGCAGGTGTTGCAGGAATTGAATATAAACCAGTCAGAGCTGGGAAGACGTCTTGGTGTAAAACCCCAATCCGTGCAAGGTTGGTTGAAAGGTGTGATGCCAAGAATGGAGAAACTGGAAAAATTAGCCGAGCTCTCACAACATCCCGTCCATTGGTTCTTTATGGAAGAAGAAACTCTCGGCGATAAGATGGCTGTATCCAGCAATGACAACCAACAGCAACTTACAGAACAACAAAAAAAAATCATATCGCTTTTAGATGAGTTACCTCAAAGCGACGCAGAGCAGATCATTCGAGAGATGGAGCAAAAACGCGATTTCTATAAACGAAAACTTGAAGAGTTACTGCGGCAGAAAAACAAAACTGCCTGATGCGTTCCTTTTCTGGAACGAGCATCAGGCAAATGACTAGCAAATTTTATAATCCCACCAAGCTTTCCAGGGGGATACCAAATTGATTATGAAGACGGCGAATCATTGGTAACGTAAGGTTTCTGGTACCATTCAGCACCTCGTAAACCCGATTTTTTTTCCCAATCGCGGGCTCCAAATCTTTCACTGTCAGCCCCTGCTGTTCCATGCGAAATCTTATAGCTTCAATTGGGGAGGGAGGCTCAATAGGGTAATGTTTTTTTTCATATTCCTCTATTAGCAAACACATCACCTCAAAGAAATCCCCCTCAGGTGTGTTAATTTCCGGTTCCTTGTCGAACATGGGCTCAACAGCGCGTAACGCGGCTTCATAATCTTTCTCTGTACGAATAGGTTTGATGTTCATGCTTACTCCAGTTCGATGGTATCAGCATCAATGGCATCGTATTCCTTGTGGTTTCCGATGAATTTAACAAATACCCATCCTCGCTGATACGCAATTGCAACAATTAAACGGTAATGATTACCTTTTATGTTGAATACCACTCGCCGGTTTTTCAATATACTGGCTGTTCGGTATTGCGCCTTAATGTCTGCCGGGCTTTTCCAGTCAGCTTTTGCTGCCTCATCCACCCATGCCCTTAGCGGTTGTTCAGCATCGGGATTCTCCGCCCAAAAATCCCTGAGTGTTTTAACTGAGATGATCTTCATAACTGCATATTAATCCCATTTTGGGACCAATGCAACAGTCGCAATTACAAATTTAATGATAAACATATTGACCAATTAAATTTTAATTTGTAGATTGTATACACAAACCCACCCCGCTCCACAGAACGCCAGGCAATACCTCGAGTTACCCGGCAGTGGTCAGGGGTTAAGTAGCCAGCCCGAGGCGTATGAACATGACGGCGGGAACACTTTGTATAACAGCGCAGCAGGTTTTTAGTTCCGCTACCCCGGCGTTAAGGGGAAATGAGGTCAACATGGATACTATCGAGCTTGGCAACAACGAATCTCTGGTGTGCGGCGTCTTCCCCAATCAGGACGGCACGTTTACCGCGATGACGTATACCAAAAGTAAAACGTTTAAAACCGAAGCTGGCGCGCATCGCTGGTTAGCCAGAAACGCCAACTGATTAGCGCCAGTAAAAACAGGTTTCCACAGGTTAATGTACCCTGAAAAGTCATGGCATAACACGAAAGCGCACGGAGAGGTTTCTTTGCATATAAGTCTTGTCGTTAAATTTCTTCGACCGTGCGCTTCCGGTTGTGTAGCCAGTGCAACCTCGTGGTGTACCCATTGGCGGCATCGGTTTGTTGCTGACTGATGTCCGCCCTTTTTAAAGTGAATTTTGTGATGCGGTGAATGCGGCTATGCGCACGCGGAACAGTTAAAGCAGTAAGGCGGTATTTTACTGGCGTAACAAGCATCAACTAACCCGGCGTTAATTGTTAACTGGTTAACGTCACCTGGAGGCACCAGGCACTGCATCAACAAAGTTCACTTCGGTGATGAAGGGTAAGAGAAAATGTTGAATGTAGCTATTGAAAACCAGAATGGGTGGAATTATAGTGCACCTGCACCTCATAAAGCGGGTGCCGGGCGTGGAAACCCGATGATGACTACTGCGCATAACCGCGCTCATGCGGTTTTTTTATGCGTAATGCACAGCCACATTCAGATTATGGTGGGGCGTGCAGGGCAGCCGAAAGGCTGGCCGGTTTCGGTAGTCACCGGTATTTCCACCCCTGTACGTCTCACCACCCTTATGGTCGTGGAAAGCCTTGGTGGTGAGTTATTTAAACTGACTATCGAGGCTGCCATCATGGCTACTATCCCTGCCCTTTCTCACCCTGACGTAACCATCGAAAATGGACGCGCTGTCACTACGTCTATTGCGATCGCTGAGTTCTTTGGTAAACGCCACGAACGAGTGTTGGATAAAATTCGCAATCTGGACTGTTCAGCAAAATTCACTGAGCACAATTTTGTGTCGAGCGAATATACCGACTCAACCGGTCGCAAACTCCCAATGTACCAAATCACCAAAAACGGCTTCGTTTTCCTGGTGATGGGCTTCACCGGCAAAAAAGCCGCTGCATTTAAAGAATGCCTACATCGCTGAGTTCGATCGCATGGAGAAAGAACTGCGCCAGAATAACGCCCCGTCTCCCGACAAAATGATTCACGGGGACGGACGTACCCTGGTTATCCGTCTCGACAAACACGGCAATATCAAATTCACTGAAACCGTTCCGGACGGCGCAATGGTCTGCACCCTGGATACCTTCCAGTTTTATCTGGAGAAACAAGGCTGGACTCTTGTAAACCGGAGCGCAATTAAAAATATGACTGTGGAGCAATTACTAAAAATTCATTGTTGAGGACGCGATAATGGAAACGTTATTACCAAACGTTAATACGTCTGAAGGTTGTTTTGATATTGGTGTTCTGCTCAGTAACCGGGAGTTTACTGAAGATGCCATTAAGATGAGAAAATATGAACCTTATCTTCTCAATGATAATTCCATACTTTCCAGAATTGCCCTTCTTGAACTTGGTATTATCGGAGAACAGCAGTGACCTCAGCATTTGCACTGGTGATGACCGTTTTTCTTATAACGGGTGAGCCGCAGAATGTGATTACCGGAATTTATGACAGTAAGTCATCCTGCATTCAGGTAAGGGACGAACAAAAAATCCCCGGTGAATGCCTCCCGTTAAAAAAAGTATCGCTGTACCTGAATAACGAAATACCGGCTGGATAACCCACCAGCCATATTAACGCCATACCAACGGATTAAAAATGCCAGCAATGGCAGGGATTCGTACAACCTTAAAATAGTAATGAGGTTTATCAATGAGCACTGATAAAGAAACTTTTGCACTATATTGCGAAGCAAAAAATGACAAGGTCAGAAAACGCCTTGGGATTAAAGGTGGTTTTTACTGGACTACAGCAAAAAAATTATCTGTTGCCATCTCCCGCTGCATTACCGCAATGGATGATAATGATTATGACGAGGACGACTTTAAAAAACCTGTTCGCGTCCATTTACCCGTTGTGAATGACCTTCCTCCAGAAGGCGTGTTTGATACTGAATTCTGCAACCGTTACGAAAAAGGCGGGGAAGATGGTATCACAATGATATTTATAGCTCCTTCCCCTTCAGCTCAGGACAAACCTGCCAGCACTGACAATACCAGCAGCGAAGCTGTTACAGGTGTCAGCCGTGACTGCGATGAACAAAGTGACTCTCAGACAGAGAACGCAGATAAAAGCGAATCCCCGGACAGCAACGATGACTGCCCTGAATGTGAAATCCCCGTCTCCACCCTGAGTCTTACCCATCGCTTCCTGCACCTCTACTTCTTTGGTCAGGAGTTCGACGAGAAATACAAACATCACGCCACACCAGAACAACGCAAGGACGTGATCCGCATCGAAATGGATATGGAAGATGGAAACATACAGAGCCTGCTTACTGCAGTACGTTCGCATCCTGAGCTGGATAAGCTGACAAACCATCATCTTGGAAGACTGGCGCATTCGGTGGAAAAGGCATTCACTCACGCAACAACACGCCGTATCAGCCCGGCAGAATTCGACAAGTTCATTTCCACCTGGATGAAGACTGACTACCTTGATCAGGGGCTGTTGACAAAAGAGTGGGCAAAGGGAAATTGCGTATCTGAAATCAATCGCACCCCGTCCGGCGCTAATGCTGGCGGAGGAATTCTTACCGATCGCGGTGAAGGTTTTGTCCACGATGATGCGTCAGTGGAACGTGACGTTGCCGCTGGCGTTCTGGCCCGTTCAATGGACATCGATATTTACAATCCACATCCGGCACACGCCAAACGCATTGAAGAAATCGTTTCAGAGAATAAGCCGCCCTTTTCTGTTTTTCGTGACAAATTCATCGCCATGCCTGGTCACCTGGATTATTCCCGCGCGATAGTAGTTGCGTCCGTGAAAGAAGCACCAATTGGTATCGAGGCTACTCCCCACCGTGTTACCGAATATCTGAACAAAGTACTGACCGAAACCGATCATGCCAACCCTGATCCGGAAATCGTGGATATTGCCTGCGGTCGCTCCTCTGCCCCTATCCCGCAGCGTGTAACAAAAGAAGGAAAACAGGATGATGAAGAAAAACCGCAGCCATCTGGCGCAATGGCAGATGAACAGGCAACGACTGAAGCAGTGGAACCGGATACAACTGAACATAATCAGGACACGCAGTCGATGGATGCTCAGCCACAGATAAATTCTGTTGATGCGAAATATCAGAAACTGCGTGCAGAACTCTATGAAGCCAGGAAAAACATTCCCCCCAAAAATCCTGTCGATGCAGATAAATTACTGGCTGCTTCTCACGGAGAATTTGTTGAAGGGATTAGCGACCCGAATGATCCAAAATGGGTGAAGGGGATTGAAACCCGCGATTCGGTGAACCATAACCAGCAAGAAACGGAACAGAAAGGCCATAAAGCGGAACAACACAGTCCAAATGCGCAACAAAACGAGCCAGAAACGAAACAGCCTGAACCAGTAGCGCAACAGGAACCGGAAAAAGTCTGCACAGCCTGCGGTCAGACCGGCGGCGGCAACTGTCCTGACTGTGGCGCGGTGATGGGCGACGCAACATACCATGAGACATTCAACGAAGAAAGCCAGGATGAAGCCCGGGAAAAAGATCCGGAGGAAATGGAAAGTGCCGGACTCCCGAACAAGGAGTGCACCGAAGGCGATCAACATGCCAATGGCAATAATGAAACAGGCGAGACAGCAAATCTCTTAATTAAGGTGAACGGTCATCGTGAAATCACATCCACCAGCAGGTTGTGGCACCATCTGATGATTGACCTTGAAACAATGGGCAAAAATCCTGACGCACCAATAGCCTCAATAGGCGCTGTATTTTTCGATCCACAAACCGGAGATATGGGACCGGAATTTAGTAAGACTATCGATCTGGAAACTGCTGGCGGAGTCATTGATCGGGACAC